AGCGGCGACAGATGCGGGAGCCACGCCGTGTCGGGGCCGGCCACGGCGCGGCCGGCTTGCATGAAATCCGACGGAGCGGCCACGGGCACGGCGCCCGGCGCGACACTCTCGCCGCCGACTTGGAACATGCCGGCGGCAAACGGCGAATCGGCAAACGTCGCCCGGATGCTTGGGTCGGCCAATTGCCGTTGGCGCTGAAACATATAGTTGGCGAGCCCGCCCGATTGCCCGAGCGTCGAGAGCGCTGCGAGCGCGCCGACGCCGCGGCCGGCCACGTTCGCAATCGTGTTGGTGATGGGCGAGTCCATGCGTTATCCAGTCGAGCCCCCCGGCGCCGCCGGAAGCAAGCCCGTAACGGCCGCCGTGTTGGCGCCGACCGGCTTGGCGAGGATGCCGTACGTCAAGCCGCTTAGGATATTCGTCAAGAGGCCGCGCGGCTCCTCGGCGGGTTGGTAGCCATAAGGCACCTTGGCCATGCGCGTTACGGGTTGCATGAGCGCCCCGGGCGACGCCACGCCGCCGAGCTCGCCACCGGCGCCGCGGTTATTCATGCGGTCCAAGAACGCGAGAAATTCCCCGAGGCCGGCGCCGGTTTGCGGGGCGCCGCCGACGTCGGGGCCGAGGTTGCCGGCGGTGCCGCGGAACCCCTCCAGCATGCCTTGCATGAACCCACCGGGGCCGCCGCCGCCGGTGAACGTCGGCGACGGTCCCGCGAGCTCGACGCCTTGCGGGACGGCTTGCCCGAGGTCGGCAAGGTGCCCGGCCTCGCCGCCGCCGAACAACGATTGCAAGCCTTGCGCCACGTCGCCGAGCCCGGTCGACTTGGCGACGCCTTGCCCGAGCTGCGCGAGCGTCGGCCCGACGCCTTGCTGTATGGCGCTCGTCGCCACTTGCCCGATGGGCGTCGACTGCAAATAATTGCCCGCGTTGGTCGCCGCGGTTTCGCCGGCTTGCAATGCGCTGGTCAGGTAGCTGCTCATTGTCCTAGATCGCCCGGAACCCCTTGCTCGACGGCGTCGCAATCGGCCCCGTGGCGCCGAGGAGCTGTGTCGACGGCTGCACGCCGCCGGTGAGGAGGCCGAGCAATTGCCCGGCTTGCTGCATCGGGATCCCGAATTGCTGGGAGAGCGCTTGCGCAAGCTGATTGACGGCGCCGACGCCGGCGCCCGCCATGCCGACGCCGGCTTGGTTGAGCGTCGCGCCGCCTTGCGCCGCGTTCGTCACGCCGCCCGACGCATTGGTGATTCCAGACAAGTACGGGAGCAACGTTTGCGGGAGCTCGGCACTGGAGCGCGCCGCCGTCTGCAAGCCGCCCGCGGCGTTACCGAGGCCGGCCAACGCATTTTGCTGCAAGCCGCCGAGGTTCGACGTCGCGCCGCCGAGCCCGCTAATCGCGCCTTGCTGAATCCCTGAAAGCCCTTGCGCGGCACTCTGCAAGCTTTGCACCGTGGACGCTTGTTCGGCCGCGCGCCGCTGCGCAAAGTCGAACGTCATATTGCGGAGCGCGTCGGTTTCCATTTGCGCGCCGCCGCCGCCGCCCTCGAGGCCGCGCGCGGCGAGCCCGGGCCGTACTTGCTGCAACACGCGCCGGGTCGCGACTTGGTACAAGTCCTCATCGGCAATCGGCGAGGCCGCCCGGTCGGCGTAGCGTTGCGCGAGGGAGAGCGCCGACGAGGCGCCGCCCTCGGCGGCCCCCCCGCGCAAGAGCTCGCGCGCCCGCGCGACGGCATCCTCGGCGCCGCGCACGGCGGGGCCGGTCGTGTAGCCGCGCGCGAGATTCAACGCCTCGTCGGCGCCGGCGAGCCCGCGGGCCGAGGCCGCTTGCGCGGGAGCCAAGGCCGCCAAGCCGCGTTGGTAAGCGTCTTGCGACCCGGTCAAGGCCGCGCGCGCGCCGGTCAACGCGGCGTCGGCCCCTGCCTGATAGGTCGGCATCCGGCCCTCGGCGGCGCCGATGACATCTTGCAGATGCTTCACGGCGGCCTCGCCCTCGGTCGATACGCGCTTGCCAACGTCTTGCGCATTCGGGAGCACGTCGGGCGCAAATTGCTGAATGGAGCGGATCGCGTCGGCGAGCGGCCCTTTCATTTGGCCACTCTCTAAGCGCTTCTGAAACTGTTGCGCCTTCTTGCCACCTTGCACGCCGAGCCCCATGAGGAGCGGCGAGAGCTGTTGCCGACTGATGCGCCCGGCGACCGTCGGCGCGAGGGCGCCGAACGGCTGTTGAATGCTCGTGCTACTCTCGTTCTTACCGAACGCGCGCACGCGCGGGCCGTGCGGCCGGTCGTGCAACGCGCGGCTCGAATGCGCATGGAGCTCGCGCCCGATCATGCGACGGCCCTCCTCGTGCCGGCCCGGGCGAGATCGTCGACGAAGTCGGCGACCGCTCGGGTGCATTCCATGCTCGTTGCGCGCCATCCGCGCTCGAGCCATTGCGGGTCGCCGGCGAGCGCGCGGCACTCGATATGCGACACGCCGAGCCGCTGGCACGTCGTCGCGAGCGCGCGCTCGAGAGCGAGGCCGACGCCGCGGCCCCGCGCGTCGGGCACGACATAGAACCACTCGGCAAAGAACACCCGGGATGGCTCGCCTGCGGGCCGTGTCCACTCCTCCCCTGCCAACACCCCCACCGGAGCACGGTCGCAGGCGAGCCACACGTGCACGCTGGTGTCACCGGCCTCGAGCCGGCGGCGCCACGTGTCGACCCAGAGCGCGGCCGTCGCGAAAGGTTCGGGCCGCGGGTACGCATCGGGGAAGCGGCGCACTTGCTCGCGCACGAGCGCCTCGAGGAGTGGGCGCACGAAATGCTCGCCGTCGCCGGCGGCCGCCGGGCGCGTCACGAACATGCAGCCTCCGGGACGTGCCGGGGGCGCCGGCGCCGCCGCACAACCACGGTGCCATTCACGGCGGTACGCACGGCCTCGTCGACGACGGCCACGGGCTCGGCCTCGGCCGCGAGCGGGAGCTCGGCGGGCGCCTCGGGCGCGGGCGCCTCGAGCTCGGGCGGCGCGGCGGGCCGCTCCTCGGCGGCGGCCGCGACGGCCTCGAGCGGGAGCACGTAGTGCACGAGGAACGGCACCCAGCCCCGGCGCTCCCATTGGGTATCGCCCCAGCGGGCGCCGAGCTCGACGGCCGCAATGCCCGCGGTGAGCAAGTCGGCGACGCCGGCCCGCACGAGCGCCCGCGCGTGGCCGCGGCCGCGGGCGTGCGGCTCGACAAACAACCAATGCGCGGCGCCAAAGCGGGTCGGCGTCCCGATGACGCGCTCGGCAATCTCGCCGCCGAGGAAGCCGACGAGCTCGCCCGTGGCATCGTCGAGCGCGACATAGGCGAGCAAGCCCGGGTCGTGCTCGATGCGATGCGCGCACACGACCGTGAACGTATCGAGCGCGCGCCCGTCGTGCACGGGATACCCGGGGCCGGTCGCGTCCGTTTCGCGGAGCATGTGCGCGAACGCGAGCCGCAAAGCCGGGACATCCTCATAGCGTGCGCGGCGTATCATCGCGCCCCTACGTTAGCCGCCCGTGGCGGGTGCACGCAAAGAACGGTTGTTCCAACGCCGTCGCGGCGGTGCCCGCATTCTGAAAGCGCACCCGCGCGAGCTGCCCCGTGGCTTGCATCGTCAGATTGACCGAGGTCTGGTTGCCATCGAGATACTGGCGGGCGCGTGGCACCCACACTGAACCGGTCCACGTCTCGATATACATATTGGCCCCAAAGCCGGCGACCGCGGGATTGAGGGTGCAGTTAAAACTGAGCGTGCACCATTCGCTATTGAGATTGAAACGCGATTGGGCGGCGTCGGCAATGTTGCCGAGGGTGTCGAACGTCGCGGTATTGAACGACACGGCGCCGTCATACGACACGGGATACGACGCGGCGACGGAATGCGAGAGCATGGCCGCCGTGGTTTTCTTGTCGACGGTGCCCGGCGTGTAGACCACGCCAGTCGGGTCGACTTGAAACTTGAGTACCCATGAGGTCGTGCCCGGCGTGCGGCGCCACACTTGCCACCGGTCAGTCTGGTAATCTTGCCGGAGCATCCAACCGGCTTTGGCGACGTCGTAATTGAGCGACCCCTCGCTATTGGCCAGGACGTCGAGCGTCGTCGCTAGCGCGAGGAGCATGCCGCGCGACGTGAGCCGGAGCGTCGCCGATGCCAGGTCGCCGTTCAGCCGGGCCGTCACGTCGGCGGCGCACTTGGCGAGCGTCACGGCGCCATTCACGAGCTCGGTCGTGTTGACGCTATCGGGGCCGAGCTCGCGCGCGGTGATCGCATCCACGGCGAGAATCGCGCCGGCGAGATCGTCGACGAGCTCGCGCGGGCTAATGACGTTGGGCGCAATTTTCTCGGCCGTGATGGCGTTGGGGCGCACGTTGACGGCGTCCACGCCGTCGTTCCATGCGTCAAAGATCGTATTGAAATCGGCGTCCGCCTCGGCCGCGAGGATACGCTTGAACCCTTGCGCGACCTTGCCTTGATACGTCGTCGAGCCGCCTTGCTTCGCGGGGCGGGAGATTATCGACATAGCTAGTAACTCCCCGCGGCGTTGCGGCCCGACGGTTGTACGCGCAATTCCAGGTCGCGGAGCTCGCACCCGACGGCCTCGCCATGCGTGACGTCGAGCATGAACGCGCGGCCCCGCGGCTCGGGGACCGGCGTTTCCCACTCGAACAACTGAATGCCGCTCACGCTCCAGTCGGTGGCGTCCCAATCCGACAGATCCCACTCGCCCCCCGGCGAGGTATCAATCGACACGGTGCCGCTCGCCGATTGCAAGTCGTCGGCGTTGACGGTGATAGCCACGGCGGTGGGATCGTCGACGCGCACAATACCTCGCACGCGCTTGGCGAGTTTGTTGTGCAACGGGGCGCCGGCGTCGAGCCAGCCGGTCGTGAGTCGCGACACAATCGGCGAGCTCGTGCCGCCGACGGTGTCGGTCGGCACGCCGACCACGTCAAAGCGGAGCACTTCGCCCGTATCGGCGACGGCGACCCATGCCCGGTCATTCTCGAGGGGATGACTCGGCGCGCGGGCCGCGGCCGTAAGCGGCGGGTGGCGGTGCGGCCCCCACCACGACGGCGGGTCGCCGAGGCCGCGGCGCAAGTCGAGCCACCAATGCTCGGTCGCTTCGCTCGCCCCCGCCGGCACGAGGGCGAGTTTGTAAAAGCCGCGGTGGTACACGGCCCACGCGCGCGTGCCAAGGTTCATCGGCTGCTCTCGCACGGCGGGCTCGATTGGCCATCCGACGTCGCGCGGCTCGGCTTGCGACGGGAGCAGCAAATACACGCTGCGTTTGCCGAGAAAGAGTACGCCGACCGGCGTTGAGACAACGGTGGCGCCGCTGACACACCCGACTTCATCCGACACTTGCACGAGCGACGCGGTCGGATCGTCGACCGGGTCGCCGAAAAACAACCACGTGCCGAGCTCGGTAAAGATGCCGAGCGGCGACGTGGGCGAGCGGGTCGTGGCCGAGAGCGCGGCGACGGCCAGCCCGGTCACGGGGGCGCCCAAGTCGGGCGACACGGCGCCGGCCGGGAAAAACAAGCCTTGGTCGGCGAGGTCTTGCTCGAGGCCGGGCACCAGAATGCTGGTAGCCCACACGCGCCGGCGCGAGGCACCCGTGCCGCCGGCGCCCCACACGCGGCCGCGGTGCGCGAGCAACACGCCGCCGCGGCGCACAACCGTGCTCGGGGTTGGCACGCTGGTGGTTGTGACGATGGGATCGTCCCACACGGCAAAGACGGTGGCCGGCGGGCGGCCGTCGGGCGTTTGGTCGTGCGCGCCCTCTATCTCTTGGTCGACGCCGGCGAGAAAGAGATGCCACTTGAGCACGTCGGCCGCGTTCACTTGCGGCAAGCCGCCGGCCGGCAAGTCGAGCGCCGTCGGCGCCCCGCTCGGCGCCGTGAACGCGAGCCGTTGCCGGCTCCCGCTCCCCGTCGTGAGCGTGTGCACGGCGCCGACGCCGACCCATTGCTTGCTCGTGTGATTGTAGACGGCCCACCGATAGGCGTAGTACCCGGCCAGACACGTCGACGTCGGATCGTCGACGGCGGTCGCGCTCTGCCCGGTATCGTTTGCGACGGCGAGCGGCACGAGGTCGACGGCGGCGCCCCCGAGCGGGATTTGTTTGATGGGCGCCACGTCGCTCCCGATATACACGAAGTCACCAAAGAGCGTTGCGGCGTAGCTCTCGGCGGCCGACGCAAACGCGCCGTTCGCAACGGCCGTAAACGGCGCATCGTCAACCGACACGTACACGGCATTATTGACGACGCCATACAGATACCGAAAGCCCGCGGTCGACGTCGCAAAGAGGAGCGGTTGCACGCGGCCCGCCGGGAGCGTGTCGAAATGCTCGAGGCCGCCACGCTTGGCGAGCACGAGCGCGCGGAGCGGGATCCAATTCTCGGCGCGCGTGAGAAAGCCCGGCGGCACAAACGCCGGATCGTAGGCCAGCAACGTGCCCTCGAATCGCCGAATGGGGATCGGGGTTTCCCTGTCCAGATCGCCGGGCATTCAGTCGCCTCGAAACGGGGTCCCAAACACGAACGGATCTAGGGGAATGTCGGGCCGTTGCGCCTGCAAGGGGAACGCGCCGCGCCGGATCATGCCGAGGAGGTTGTCGCGCACTTGCGCCTCGGGGAGCGCGCGCGGGTCGCGCTCGTGCTCGAGCGCAAAGACATACACGGCTTGCACGAGGTAGTTGTGCCAGGGGAACACCGGCACGTCGGCGGGCTCATCGGCCGTCGACGGGTCGGGCACCCAACGCTTGTAGCGCAACACGGCGCGCGCCCCGCGGCCGCTCGGGTCGGGCGAGCAGACGCCGACGTTCGCGCTCCGGTCGACCATCCAATAGGCGGGCGGCCCGGTGCCCGACGTGGCGCACGAATCGAAGCGGTCGGGATCGAGCAAGGCGACCACACCGCCGGGGCGGTCGACGCCGTCGAGCGCGACGAGGCGCAACGCGCGCTCGTCTTGCGGCGCGTTGAAATCATCGGGCAACGGGAACACCCGCCCGCCCAGGTCAAGCGCCGCCTCGGTATAGAGAAACGGCCAATCGGCGAGCGTGTAGAGCTCGAACAAATGTTGCGCGAGGAAGTCCGTAGCGTCGCGGTCGAGCTGGCGGTTGCCGGCTCGATTCAACGCGAGCTCACGGATGCGCTGGCGTGTGTATCGGCCCGCCGGCGTCGTCGGCATGGTTGCCCTCGTCGACGGCGGCCGGCTCCTCGAGGCCGAGCTCGCGACGCAACGAGTCCTTGGCGGCCTCGTACACTTTGCGCTGGCGCTCCTCGAACGTATCGCCCGCGCGCACGATTGCGTCGTTGTTCGCCATCATTCGGGCCGACGTCGCGGCGCCCGCGGCGGTGAGCCGCTCGGCGAGCTCGGCGGCGTCGGCGGCCGTGAATGCGATTTCTACGTGCTCGCCCTCGCCCGTGACTTTGACGATGCGGCCCGAGAACGCCGGCGTGGTGGGGCGCGCGCCCACGATGCGGCCGTGTGCGCTCATGCCGATTGGATGAGGGCGGCCCGCGCCACGAGCGCGCTCCGGTCTAGGTCGAAGCTGCGTTGCCGTTGGTCGTCGCGCAAGCGCGCGTCGTCGACGGCCCGCGCCCGGTGCACGAGCTCGAGAATGGTTTGCGCCTCGCATAACCAGACTTCACACGGGCCGATGAATTCGCGCGTGTTGATCCGCACGAAATGCCCGGTCGGGAGCTGCGGCACGTCGATCACGACGCGCTCACACCCGGGGTGCAATTCGGCATGCGACGCACGCCGGAGCCGCGCCACGATGCGCCGCGCGATACTGCGCGATTCGTCATCGTCGGCGAGCACGCACTCACGCCACGTCTGATTGAGCGCCTGGAGTGTCTCGGGCGTGAGCCGCGTAAGCGGTTGCTCAATGGCGAGCGCGGCGAGCTCGCCGGCCTCGAGGGGTACGCTAGGCGGCGCCGGGTCGACCGGCGCCGCCGGGGCACGGGGAGGAGTAGGGTTCATGGGGGTTAGTTGAACGCCGAGAACGCTTCGAAGCGGCGGAAGAAATCCGGGTTGAGGATCACGGCCTTGCTCATGAATTTGAACCCGGCCTTGCGGCGCTGCTTCAACGGGTCGGAGTCGGTCGCCGACGGCGGGGTGATGGTCGCCTCGCTGCGGCTTCCGATGGCGGGCACGGCAAACGAGCCCTGCCCGAAAATGTAGCCGATATGGACGGTGCCGGTGGCCGGTGGGGCCGCGGGGGCCGGGGCGCCGCCGGCGGCCCACACGAGCGAGGCCGCGGTAGCGGTCGCCTTGCTCACGGTGCGCGTGGCCGCCACGGCGCCCGTCTTGGTGACACTCCCGACGAGGGTCGGCACGGTGCCGCCGGAGTCGGTCGTATAGATCAGATACCGCGCATTCGGCGCCGACGCGCCGATGGTCACGAGAACCGAGAACGCGGACGCGTTGGTGACGTCGACCGAGGCCGCGATTGCCTGGTCGAGCCCCTGGTCATCGGCGCGCGTGACCACGACCTTGACGGTCGAGCCGGCCGTGAACCCGGTATCGCCCGACGGTACGGCCGTGTTGGTCGACGTCGCGCCAGAGGCGCCCGTGGTCAACGTGGTCAGGAGCGGGAGCAAGTTGCTGCGCTTCCAGCGCACGCCACGCCACCGGCCAATCTCGGCGTTGAAGAGCGCCGTGGTTTCCGCGTACTGGTGCGCGAGCACGAACGTTTGGTCTTTCGCGAGGTCTTGCTCAGTGAACGGGTCGACCACGCCGGCATACATCGAGCCCGGATAGGTCGGGGCGCCGAGCTGGCGGAGCGTCGCCACGATGCCCGACACGAAATCCGTTGTGGGTACGTCGCCGCCCGCGAGCGTGGCGCGTGACGTCTTGCCGCCCGGGAAGATAACCGAGCCGCTCCCCATGAGGACGCGCTGGATTTCCCGGTCTTGGAGCTCGGCGCTGGCGGTGGCGAGCCGGTCGCGCGCGACGTTCAACGCGGGATGCTTGACGGTCATTTGCGCGACGTCGGTCAACGCCACGACCATGCCCCATTGCTCGAGCATGGCCTCGACTTTGTTGACGACCAGCGGCGTCGCGTCGGGCGTGACGCCTTCCGTCAACGGCACGAGGGGCAACGGGAGCCGCTCGTAGCGCTGCGCGCTGTACGTCTTGCCCTCGCCCTCGGGCATCGTCGGCGACTCGCCGAGGTCACCAAACACGGTGAGTTTCTCGGCGACGGCGAGGAGCTCGGCCTGAAGCCACAAGGGGGCGAGGTCGGCCGCGAGCGTCCCGGTGGTGGACATCCCGGGGTCGGTGTAATTGTAGTTACTGCCTGGCATGATCCCCTCCTAGATGGCTACGTTTTCCATGACACGCCGTTTCTCCTCGAGGGAGAGCGCGGCGAATTGCTCGCGCGACACGGGCGTCCGCGGCCCCTTGGTCGGGTCGGGGCCGGCTTTCTGTGGGGCGGGGCCGCCGCCCTCGGTCACGGCCGCCGCGGCTTGCGCGGCTTGCCGGCCTTGCGTGTCGGCCCGTTCGCGCGCGCGGCGCTCCACGAGCTCGTCGACATATTTGGGGTCATCCATACGACGGGATTTGACGAGGGCGACGGCTTGCTTGCGGGTCATGACTTGCCCGCGGGCGCGCGACTCGCGGCGCACGGCCTCGGCTTCCTCGGCGATCGTCGGATAGTCGGGCACGTCTTGCCGCGTCTGGACTAAGTCGACGACGTCGGCCATGCCTTCGATCCCCTGCAAGAGCGGCCCGGCGAGCACTTGCAAGAACGCGCCAAACACGGGCGCGTGCTCTTGCACTTTTTCCTCGTCCCATTGCCCGCCCAGCGACGCGGCCACGCTTTGCGCTTGCTCGCGTGACAGCCGCATGAGCGGCATCGGGCCGTTGGCCGCGGGCGCCGGCGCGAGTACGCGCAACGTCGCCTCGAGGGCGGCCGAGCGCTCGCGGTTGTTCGCGAGCTCGCGCTCGAGCTCGAGCTCGCGCGGCGTCGGCCCGGGCGGCGGGGCGGCCGCGCCCTCGGGGGCGCCAGTGTCGGGGTTGAGCTCGTCGGTCATTGTAGCGGCTCCTCGCCCGGATCGAGCCACCACTCGCGGCCGAGCGGCGGGGCCGGGGTGGTGGCGGGGGCGTGGACGGCGGCGGCCATCGCGCGGCGCTCGAGGGCGAGCATGGCAAAGCCTTGCAGGGCGGCCGGGGCAATCAAGCGGGCGAGCTCCTCGAGCTGCCCGCGGCGTTTCATGGCCACGTCTACCCTGGTGACGTCGTCGCGCATGAGCGCGCCGAGCCGGCGCTCGACATACGTGCGCAACGCTTGGTGATAGGTGGTCGCCTCGAGCTCGACGACAAGCGCCGCGATTTGCTCCTCGGCCGTCAAAACGGGAGCTCCCCGCGCTTGAAGCGTGCGACCGTATCGCGGCCCTTGGTCTTGCGGCCCGCGGTGGGAAGAGGGGCGCCCCCGGCTCCGGCGCCGCGTGCGGCGGGGGGGGGAGCACCGGCGCGGCGGGCGGGTGGGGGCGCCCCCCGGCGCGCTCGGGGTGGGGCCGACGGCGCCACGGGGCCGCCGCCGACGGTGGGGCGCTCGGTCGGTTTCCCGCGTCGTGCCATCGCGGGCCGGCGCGTGTGCCAGGCATCGGCCCGGCTGTCAAGCGGGTTTGTCCGGCGGCGCCTCGTCGGCGCCCTCGTCATCGCCATTTTCTGGCGGCACCGGGTCCTCGTCGGGCGCGGGCTCGGGTCGACGTTCGTGCATGCGGTCCTCCCTCTCATCCCGCCGCGCGGGGCGGGTCGAACGTGTGCGAAAGCGCGTTCAAGAACTTCTCGGCATAGGCGCCAATATCGGCCGCGCGGTCGTGGCCGTTGACGATCGTCCGCGCCTCGTACCAGTCGGTTGTGTCGATCGTGAAAAAGTCGGCGAGTTTCTTG